TGATGCTGGATATACTTCTCCACGGGGAGTTATTCTTAATCCTTTATTTCTGTAGTCTTCCCACTCAATAGCCTCATCTGCTTGCATTGCTCTAACCTCAGCAAGTTCTGCCGCCCAAGCATCTCTAACTTCCTGTGGATAATCACTTTCTTCTCTATCATCCCAGAATGATCCAAGAGTGTATCTTATAGATTTTTTAACTGTTGTAACTTCGTGCATGTTATGGAATCCTCCAGCAAATGTTACTAGGGTTCCAGTTTTTGGAACAATTGTTAATCCATGCTTAAAGTTTAAAATTCCATCTTCAAAATCATCGTTTAAATAAAGAAAAGTTGCATATCTACTTCTAGTAAATGCTCCTGAAACTCCATCATTAGAGGTATTGTCCGAATGCATATTTGCAAAAGCTCCTGGAGCCCATCTTTGAGAGTGCCAGCTTATTTGCGACAATTGTGCTGGATCTTTTTCAGCCATATCTGCAGTAGCATCTATAACTCTTTGTCTAAGATCTACAAAAAAATCTCCTGGTAAGCCACAGGCAATTGTGTCTGGGTCATTTAGTTCTGGAGTGCCTGATGAGTATGACTCATAAAATGAAATTGGCATCCACTTCAATTGTTCTTTTTCCATCTTAATAGCTAGAACATCAATAATTGATTTACATTCATCTGGGGTTAAAAAATTGTCATATTGCACAATATCTGGCTTGTGTCTAGTTATAACCATATCTCTTTCCATAATTACATTATCCCCTTTTCTTTTTCAGCATCAAATGGGACGCCAAATTGCTTTTCAACATGCTCTTCATATGTAACTGGAACTCCGTCATTAAAATAAACCATGTTTCTTTTATCGTCGTAATCAATTCTTTCTTGCTCCATTTTTGCCCATTTGTAAGCACCAAATTTTCTTTGGTTGGCAAGCCATTCTTCTGTGCCATTGTGAGGGGTCATTATAAAATTTCTAACAAAAAATTTCTCATTGCTATTAATTGTTTTTACCCCATGATAATATGGCTCTGTTGAGGGAAATACTAAAATGTCACCAGCTTTTGGCTTATGATTAATGAATTGCCCATTAATATAAAACTCTATATCTCCGCCATCGTAATCATCATTAATATACATTGTGCAGGTAATTGAAAATTTATCCCCAGGCATATCTTTTTGTGATGTTATATGGTCTGTATGATACTGCATGGTAAGTTTACTCTTAAGGTTGTCAACTCCTGCATGATATTTAGAATAAGAGGATCCGCTGAAGCGCCAGCCTTCTGGCAACTCGATGTTGTGTCTTTCTATGTAGTCAGTGATAACTTTATTATATGCCGCCTCAACTTCTTCAACAAATGCCTTTTCTTTGATAAACATTTCTGTAGATTGAATTTCTGCAGGAACTTGCCTTATATCTTTTTTCTGAGTATACGTTCCAAAATGGGCCCATGGATCCCAAGTTTTTAAAAAATATTTTCCTTCTGAGGTCTTTTCTGAAGCGTTCATTACTTCATATAGTTGTGCTGGGTCTTTTAAGACATTTCTATAAACATCAACTTTTGGATAAAGCTCTATATGTTCTAATTCACTCATGGTTGTTTTTCTCCTGTATGTTTTTGTATCGTCCAAAAGAATGGAGATGTAAATCTATTTCCAGATTTTACTGGTCTTACCCCGTGTGTATAATTCATGTCACCTGGGAAAAAATATGCTGCTCCAGCTACTGGCTGAAATTCAATTCCATGTTGTGGGAAATATAATTCTCCACCTTCATAATCATCGTTAAAATAAAATAAACCAGCCAGGTCATACCAAGGAAAATCATTTGCTCTTCCTTTTTCTGGGCCAGAATGAAATTCTTTGTCTGCATGTGGCTCTTGTCTTGCACCAACAGGCCACCTAACAATTGCTGGACCAGTTTCTTTTGCATCAACATTAAAAAATGCGTCTACCTCTATTTTAAGTCTTGCTATCATGCTATAAATTAATTCTAAAATTGATGGGTCTGATGCCATTAAAGAGTTATATGTGCAAACTCTATCTTCCCAAACCTTATGGTCATATAAAACTAAACCATCGGCATCCCTATGTGTTTCTGTTATGTCCCAAATTTTATTATTGAGGGCAAAATCCATCAGCCTCTTACGTTCTTCTATTGTAAGGAAGTCTCTAATTTCAACAATGTTGTCTGTTGAATTTCCAAAAAATCCAGACGGAGTAATAGATTTTGGTTTTTGATCTTCTGTCCATTGGTTTGCTAGCTTCATTTATCTATTATATCATTTCCCCTGTTTAATTCATGATTGACTTTAAATCTAATAGCTTTTACTTGATGGCTTCCTATGGAATTTTTAAGATGATCTACGGCATCTCTATAAAAATTGGACCAAACTGCTTTTCTATTTAAATCGTAAATAACATTAGAGTATTCGGTTGAATCGAACTTGGGGTCTGGCAAAGATTCTACGCTATCAAAATTTATTTCTGAGTTTTGTAGGCCCTCTAGATCTATTGGCAATATTGCAATTATAGGTGTTCCCGCCTTTATCGTAATAACCTCGTTTGGCTTGGTTATCATCCAGGCACATGGCAATTCTCCTCTAAAAAATGATGTGCTTATTAGAGTTGTAAAAGGCACAGCACCGTCAATAAATAAATTTGGAACTGGCATAGATAGAAGACTTAAATTTTCTTCAGTAGAAAACATTATTCCTGTATTAAAACTTATAGTTGCATTGGCTCTACCAGAATAAGCATATTTTTCACCAGATAAAATTTTAACATGATCTGGGGTGCTGTCCGTAATTCCATCCCATATAAAAGATATATCTTCGGGAAACGATATTCCCCAGCCAAGCTGATTAGTTAGCCCTACTGGAAAACATTTGTATGCGTGAGAGTCCCAAGTGTTATCCATCCAATCTCTTTTAATTGAAAGAGGAAAAACTTCTCCGTAGCCATCTCTTATTGTATATGCCTTAATTTTATGCATACGAATTCTTGCCAGTTTTTGCATCTTCTTCTAGCCATCTGGTTCTTGCTTCAAAAAACTCTTGTCTGTGAGCATGATCATTATAATCAAGCATTGTTACAATAGAAAACTTCATGCCATCTTCTACTGGCATTGCTCTATGTGAAAACAAATAAGTAGATGGGAAAATATATAAATCACCAGCTCTTGGCTTAATGTCTAAGCCTAATTTAGGGAAAAATAAATTTCCTCCCGCATAATCGTCATTTACATAAGCAACTAATGATACTGTAGCACTATATGAAAATCCATGGTCGGCATGCTCTTGGAAATGTTGTCCCTTGCCGTATCTAATACAGTTCATGACTTCCCAATAATTCATCTTTACGTTATATTTAGCGCAATAGTCTGCAACTGCCACATCTTGTGCTTTTTTTAAATCAGACCATAATTCTCCAACTAGTTTCTGGGTTTCATTAGCTGGACTAATTATCTCTCCAATTTTAATATCTTCGCAATCTCTATATGATGGTATTCTATCACTATATCCAACAAAGCCGAATGTCCAATTGTATCTGGAATCTCCTTCTTTATTAGCAGAATTTCCTATCGTGTTTAATCTATTAATAACATCTAAATCTTTTTTAATTACATCTCTGTATACCCACACGCCTGGGAAAAGCTCTTCTTTTGAAGAAAATCCATATTGGTCATTTATAGTAGTCATGCCTTTATTGTATCATTTTGAATTTACAAATACAATAGCAAAAAGAGGGGGGCATTGTGTGCCACCCCTCTTTTATAGATATTTAAGCTATTACTAGGAAGGAATTAACGATAAACCATGGCTGTGGAGATGTTCTAACATCATAAACAGTTGATTCTGCTTCACCCTTTTCAATTGAGGTTACTGGAGTTTCTTGGACTAGTCCATTTGAATCTACTCCTAGGATTATTTCTCCTATTTCAATTTCTCCTGCATTCTTATAGGTAATACCATTTGAGGTTTTTACAAATAAAGGCTGAGTTTCTGAGTAGTCTTTACCTCTGTAATTAAATCCAACTAGCTTTCCAGTTTTTTCTGTTACTGAAATAACTTCTGAATTTGTAAACTTAACTGTTGAATCTAATTGTCCAGATGTCTTATTTGCGGTTATAGATTCAAGATTAATATTAGAGCTATCAACTGTTACTACTTGATCCCCAACTTTAATATCTTTAGCCTTTACCCATCCAGTATTAGTGAAAATAACTGATTCTGGTGCTAAACATTTACCCTTAAATCCTGGTGGGGAAAAGAACCCTGGTGGGGCAAAGAACCCTGGTGGGGCAAAGAACCCTGGTGGGGCAAAGAACCCTGGTGGGGCAAAGAACCCTGGTGGGAAGAACGGTGGGAAGAACGGTGGGAAGAACGGTGCCTGAGTAGTAATAGTTGCTGTATTATCTGAGGCTGCTGACCGACCATTAGCATTATCTGCATAAACATTATAATACTGAGATGTATTAGCAGTATCTGCAATAGTTATTGTTAGGGCTGTTGTATTTCCACTTGTTCCATCATTACCTGCAACATAATAGTTGGTTATTGCAGATCCACCATTTGCTGGTTGTGTCCAAGTAATTGTGTTTTGGTTAACTCCTGCAGTTGCGCTTGGGCTTTGTGGAGCTTGAGGTACAGTTGTTGCAGTAATGCTATTTGAGGCAGCAGATGCTGCGCCAGTTCCTACTGCATTTGTTCCTGTTACTGTAAATGTATATGCTGTATTTGATTGTAAACCAACTACAGATATTGGAGAAGATGCTCCTGAAGCAGTAAATGATCCTGGGGAGGATGTTACTGTAAAGGATGTGGCAGCAGGTGAATTTTCTGGCAAAGAAAACGTTACGTCAGCCCGTCCATTATTATATGCACGATTTGCTGGTACGTTTGTTGCTGTTACTGACGTTGGTGCCATTGGCTCCAAAAAGTCATTTGATGCCTGTGCCTTTTTACCGAATTTCTTACCTACTGCCATTTTGAATCTCCTTTTTTACTATTTAAATTTGTGTTACGCCATCAAGTCGCCGTAGACAACCCATGTATTTGCTGCTCTCTTAAAGAGAGTACAAGATGACCAGGTTGTACGAAGTTTTAGGCCAGGTGTTGCGTTAACTGTAACTGTTCCTGATACTGGGGCAATTGTTACTTGTCCAGCTCCAGTCTGCAGAATATCAATAGATGTTCCGATTGGGAAATCTAGAGTTGCATCTGCTGGTATTGTTAAAGTTATAGGTGATCCTGATCCCATTTCGATCAAGTCATCTCTTTCAGTTAGTGATGAAAGTG